AGTCCTATTCGGTGACAAAACTGCTCTCGCTTCACCATCTGCTTTTGATCGCATCAACGTCCGTCGTCTCTTCCTCGTCGTAGAGAAGACAATAGGAAATGCTGCGAAGGGAGTCTTGTTTGAACTTAACGACGAATTCACTAGGAACAACTTCAACAACGTTGTTGAACCATACCTCCGTGACATTCAAGCACGTCGTGGTATTACTGATTTCCTAGTTGTGTGTGATAGTTCTAACAACACACCCGCAGTTATCGATGCTAATGAGTTCGTGGCCGAAATTTACATTAAGCCTGCTCGCTCGATTAACTTCATCACACTAACCTTCGTTGCTACCCGTACTGGTGTTAGCTTTGAAGAAGTAATCCCACGCAGATCTTAAGGTACTAAACAATGGCAGAAGCAAAAGTGTTGGGAGTCTTAGGCTTCCAACAAAGGATAAAGGGAGGAGTTAGACCTAATCTCTTCCAAGTCTCGCACAAGTTTCCAACGGGTGCTAAGCCTCAAGGAGGAGAAACTTCTGAGGATGAGTTCGTAGCTTACATGTGTAAGAGCGCAGCATTACCACAAAGTTCAGTTGGTACTGTTGAATTACCTTTTAGAGGTAGAGTAATTAAAGTTCCTGGTGACAGAACATTCGAGTCATGGACTGCTACATTCTATATGGATGACGCATTCAGTCTTCGTGCTGCTTATGAGAAGTGGATCGACTTGACTAACTCTGTCGATGCCAACACAGCATCCGCTCCTATCAGTGAGATTCTTTCAAACATCACTGTTACTCAACTAGATAAGTTTGAGGGAAGCGCAGATGAGTTTAAGCCAATTCGTGCTTATGAATTGTTTAAGGCATTCCCAGTATCTGTTTCTCAGGTATCATTAGCTTACGACAACAACGACTCTTATGAAGAGTTTGATGTTGAGTTCGCATACCAGTTCTTCGAGACTTCCGAGAAGTCTGGTGGCGGTGGTAATGAACTGAAAGCAGTTAAAGGAACCACCTAAATAATAGGGTAGGAACCCTTTAGTTCATGGCACAGTTATTTGGATTCTCGTTTAAGAAGAGGAAGGAGATGTTAAGCAAAGATGCTCCCTCTCCAGTAGCTCCTACTCTTGACGATGGTGCTACCAGTTTTATCGCTGGTGGTTATCATGGTACATACGTAGACTTAGACGGGAATTTTAAAACCGAATATGATATGGTAGTGAAGTATCGCATGATGGCGATGCATCCTGAAGTTGATAGTGCGATTGAAGATATAATTCAAGAAGCAATAGTAACAGATCAAAACGATAGTCCAGTACAGATAGATCTATCTAACCTAGAGGTTAGTGATGCTGTAAAGGAAATGATTCGTACAGAGTTTGAGTATCTTAAGAACCTAGTAGGTTTTGATACTAAGGCTCATGAGATGTTCCGTAGATGGTACATCGATGGTAGAATGTACTACCATAAAGTCATCGATCTCAAGAGACCTCAGGAAGGAATCCTTGAGTTGAGATACGTTGATCCACAAAAGATTAAGAAAGTAAGGCAGATAAACAAGATACCTAAGACAGCAGATCAGTTTCAACAGCTGGACTATGGTAAGGTAGATGAGTATTTCATTTATAATCCTAAGGGTTTAAAGAACACATCAGCGAACTCTGGAATTAAAATTGCGAAAGATGCGATAACATATGTGACCTCTGGTATCCTCGATACCAATAAGAATATAGTTTTATCATACTTACATAAAGCTATTAAGGTACTCAATCAACTCCAAATGATTGAGGACTCTCTTGTCATCTATCGTATATCTCGCGCACCTGAGCGCAGAATATTCTACATTGATGTAGGTAACTTACCTAAGATCAAAGCAGAACAATACCTACGTGAGGTGATGGGTAGGTATCGTAACAAGTTAGTTTACGATGCTAACACTGGAGAGATCAGAGATGATCGTAAGTACATGTCCATGCTGGAAGATTTCTGGCTCCCAAGAAGGGAAGGTGGACGCGGTACTGAGATCACTACTCTACCTGGTGGACAGAACTTAGGAGAACTAAGTGATATCACATACTTCCAGACTAAATTATATAAAGCACTGAACGTACCTGCTGGTAGATTAGATTCTAATACAAGTTTCAATCTTGGTAGGTCATCGGAGATCATGCGCGATGAACTTAAGTTTACTAAGTTTGTTGGTAAGCTCCGTAAGAAGTTCAGTGAGATGTTCCAAGACATGCTTAAGACTCAACTCATTCTGAAAGGTGTTATCACACCTGAAGACTGGGAAGATATGAAGGAGCATATACAGTACGATTACTTATATGACAATCACTTCACAGAACTTAAGAATATTGAAATGTTAAATGAGAAGCTAGGTGTGATCGCTGCTATGGAACCATACATGGGTCGCTACTTCTCTACTGAATACGTACGCACGAATATTCTTGGTCAATCAGAGACCGAGAAAGATGAACTTGATATGCAGATGTCTGACGATATTAAACAAGGAAGGATTTTAGATCCTCTTGAAATGCAGCAGATGGATATGGGTATGATGCAACAGGAGTTGGATAATGCTGAGGCACAAGAGAAGCTAACACAAGCGCAAGCTAAACAGGCACTCAAACCTGCCCCCGCGTCCAAAAGTTCTTCCTCTAATAAATAAATTATAGTTTAACAATTGTTATGTCTACACAAGAACGAGAAATCGTTGATTTGCTTTGGGATAATGACCAAGCTGATGCTTTGGGAAAGCTCAAGGATATGCTACAGGTGAAAGCTGCTGCCGCAGTTGACGCTAGTAAATTGGACGTGGCTAATAGGATGTTTCCGCATGTTCCCCCAGAGGGAGATGCTAAACCTGACCCTGAGGCCATAGAGAATCCTGATCAATCAGATGCAACAACGGAACCAACCAAAGATGAAACTGATAACGGAACAGAATAATGAAATAGAAGTTCTTACTGAGGAATCAGACGGTAAGAAGTCTACATTCATTAAAGGAGTTTTTCTTCAAACTGAGATCACCAATCGCAATGGTCGGATGTATAAGTTCGATACCATGCAGCGTGAGGTTACTAAGTACAATGAAGAACATATATCACGAGGCAGAGCACTGGGAGAGCTTGGACACCCTGATGGTCCAACCCTAAATCTAGATCGTGTATCACACAAGATTGTTGAGCTTTACCCTGAAGGAAATAACTTCATAGGTAAGGCAAAACTACTGGAGACCCCAATGGGTAAGATCGCTAAGAACTTACTTGAAGAGGGTGTCCAACTGGGTGTCTCATCGAGAGGACTCGGTTCAATTAAGCGTGAAGGTAACACTCAAGTAGTCGCTGATGACTTCATGCTTTCTACCGCTGCGGATATCGTGGCAGATCCTTCAGCTCCCGATGCTTTTGTAGAGGGAATTTATGAAGGACGTGAGTGGGTGACAGTAGATGGCAAGGTTAAGGAACAAACGATCGAACAGATCAAAGCTTCCATTGACAATGCTCCAAACCCACAAGAACTTCAAGAGAGAAAGTATTCCGCGTTCGCGGCTTTCCTAAGAAGTCTCTGATTTATAAATAAATATAGCAAATTACCGCAGATCTTATTACGGAGTCACGTAAATGTCCACCACAATCGATGAAAAGTTTGAGAAACTCATCGCGGAAAAAACTACTAAAGAAGTAGTTGCTGAATCCGTAGAGAAAGTTTCTGAAGATGCCGCCACAGGAAATACCGCAATCACCAGCGGTGCTGTTCCACAGCAGAAGTCCGACCTTAAGAACGATGCTGTTGAAGTAGCATCATCTAATAGCAAGGACAAGCCCGAAGGGGATGCTAACGTTGGCAAAAGAGCTGCTGCTCCAGTAGCAGTAGAAAAAGACAAGACACTTAAGATGAAGCCATCAAGTGCTTCTTCTAAAATGCCTGGTGCTCTTTCCGCTAAGATCTTTGATGATACACAAGTTGAAGGTGAGGTAATTGCTGAGGAACCCGCTAAGGAGTCCAAAGAAGAAGAGGTCAAAGAGGACATTACTGCTGTACTAGCAGGTGCTGACCTTTCAGAAGAATTCCAAGAGAGA